TGTTTTGGTTGTGAAATGTATCGCAAAGAACCTAAGAGCGGTTGGAGAGCACGCCTTCGTTTTTATTGCAACGTATTAGTTGACAATGGAACAGACGAACCAAAAGTTGCAGTATGGAGTATGGGTGTAAGCAAGACTGCTACATTTAGTACAATCCGTGAATTTGCAGCAGACTCAGCAAGCATTAGCAATATGGTTTGGAAATTAAAACGTAATGGAAAAGGAACAGAAACAAACTATGTTCTTCTTCCAGGAAAACAAGATTTAGAACCATTTAACTGGGGATCACACGAAGCATTTAATTTAGACAAAGTTGTTCGTGACGTTCCATACGCTGAACAAGAATCATTTTATCTTGGATTCAGTAATCCAACCACTTCTGCAGCAGCAGAGTGGTAACAGAAAAATAATCTGAAAGGCTATGGCTTGAACTACGTTCCATTACACGTTCACACACACTATTCATTAATGGATGGTGTTGCAACTCCAGAAGAGTATTGTAAACGTGCAAAACAAAACGGTATGACAGCCATAGCCATTACAGATCATGGTGCACTATCTGGACATCGTCCAATGTATCGTGCAGCAAAAACCGAGGGTATAAAGCCAATTCTTGGTATAGAAGGATATATTACTCATAATAGATTTGATAGAAGAGATAAGGCAGAAAGAGGAGATAATCCTTTAGACTTAGTTTATAACCATATTGTTATTCTTGCAAAGAATCAACAAGGTTTAGAAAATCTAAATAGATTAAATGAAATAGGTTGGACAGAAGGATTCTATAAAAAACCTAGAATTGATTTTGAAGTATTAGAAAAGCATAAAGAAGGTTTGATTGTTTTATCAGCCTGTATGTCTGGACTTATTGCAAAAGCATTAGAGCATAAAGAATATGCAGAAGCCAAGAGATTATTAAAGTGGTTTAAAGATGTATTTAAAGATGATTTTTATGTAGAAGTAATGCCACACAACTCAAAAGAATTAAACAACGAATTGCTAGAAATTGCAGACAGTATGGAGATTAAATCGGTTGTTACTCCAGATTGTCATCATTCTACTGTTGATCAAAAAGTTGTACAAGAAATTATGCTTCTTTTAAATACACATGCCAAGTTAGATAAAGAAGCAAAGTTTGAAAAGTCTCAAAAGATAGACGACATGATGAAGCGTCTTGACTATCTATACGGTGCAGATAGACCTATGTCATTTAGATCATTTGATATTCACTTACTTTCATATGAAGAAATGAAGCAACAGATGAATATGCAGGGTATAAAGAGAGAAGATATCTATACTAATTCACTAGAGATAGCAGATAAGATAGAAGAATATGATGTTAAATCTGGATTAGATTTATTACCTACAAAAGTAGAAAACCCACAAGAGGCTTTAAAAGAATTAGTATTTAAAGGTTTGGTTAATAAAGGACTTGCACATAATGATGAGTATCTAGATAGAGCATTAGAAGAGTTAAATATTATTGAACAAAAGAATTTTGCTCCATACTTTTTAATTGTAAGTAATATGCTTAACTGGGCTAAAGAACAAAATATTCTTGTTGGTCCAGGTCGTGGATCTGCAGCAGGATCTTTAGTTTGTTACGCACTTGGAATTACAGACGTTGATCCAATTGAACATGGACTACTATTTTTTAGATTTGTTAATCCAGAACGTAATGACTTTCCAGATATTGACTCAGACATTGCAGATTCAAGACGTGATGAAGTAAAAACATATCTTGAAGAAGAATATAAGAATGTTGCATCAATTGCTACATTTTTAGAATTTAAAGGAAAAGGAATTGTAAGAGATGTTTCTAGAGCATTTAACATACCACTATCTGATGTTAATAAAGTATTAAAAACTGTAGATGATTGGGATGACTTTACATCTAGTAAGTCTGCACAATGGTTTAGATTAAAGTATCCAGAAGTAGTTAAATACGGAGAACAGTTGCGTGGTCGTATTCGTGGTACTGGTATTCATGCTGCTGGTGTAGTTACAGCAAAAGATTCTATTTTTAAATACGCACCAATGGAAACAAGATTAGCACCTGGAACAAAAGATAGAATTCCAGTAGTAGCAGTTGATATGAATGAAGCGGCAGATATTGGATTGATCAAATTGGATGTTCTTGGATTAAAAACATTAACAGTGATTGATGAAACAATTAAAACAATTAAGAAACGTCATAAAATAGATATTGTATTAAATGATATTGATCTTAATGATAAAAAAGTTTATGAAATGCTTTCTGACGGAAGAACTAAAGGTGTGTTTCAGTGTGAAGCAACTCCATATACAAATCTTCTAGTTAAGATGGGTGTAAGTAATCTTGATGAACTCGCTGCCTCTAATGCATTAGTTCGGCCAGGTGCTATGAATACAATTGGAAAACTTTATCTTGCAAGAAAACATGGTAAAGCAATTACTGAATATATTCATCCAATTATGCAAGAGTTTACTATGGATACATATGGATGTGTTTTATATCAAGAACAAGTAATGCAAGCATGTGTTCACCTTGGTGGAATGACAATGGCAGAAGCAGATAAGGTACGTAAAATTATTGGTAAGAAAAAAGATGCAAAAGAATTTGATGAGTTTAAAGATAGATTCGTTGTTGGTGCATCAAAGCATATTACACCCTTTAAGGCAGAAGGATTATGGCATGATTTTGAAGCACATGCTGGTTATTCATTTAACAAATCACATGCTGTAGCATACTCAATGCTTTCCTATTGGACGGCTTGGTTAAAGTATTACTACCCAATTGAATTTATGTATTGCTTATTAAAGAATGAACAAGACAAAGATGCAAGAACAGAATACTTGATTGAAGCAAAAAGAATGGGAATATCAGTTAAATTGCCACACGTTAATGAATCAGATTCTGATTTTACAATCGAAGGCAAAGGTATTAGGATGGGGCTATCATCAGTAAAGTGGATCTCTGAAAATGTTGCAAATAAAATTATGATTAAGCGACCATACAAATCTTATCAAGAATTTAGTGCTATCGCTTCAAGAAAAGGAAGCGGTATAAATAGTAGAGCAGTTCAGGGATTAAATGCTATCGGAGCACTGGCATTTCCTGACAACCCTAGACAAGAAAGTGTTGTAAAAGAAAATCTTTACGAGTATTTAAATCTTCCAGAATTTACAACGAGCGTTCCACCACATTACTATGCATACATTGATGATATTGAGGACTTTGATGAACAAGGTGTATTTATTTTAATGGGTGTTGTAAAAAATATTAAAAGAGGTAAAGGCTGGTCACGTGTAGAGATTATGGATTCAACAGGATTACTTGGGGTGTTTGATGATGAAGAAACAAAGATTGAACAAGGAAAAACTTATTTATTCTTAGTTGGTGCTAATAGAATTAGTGAAGCAATTATAATAGATGAAATAAAAAACTTTCCAACAAATAGTTTAGTTAAGTTTTTAAATTATAAATCTTTACCATATAGCGGAGAAGAATATTATGTGCTATCATTTAAACCAAGAGTTACTAAGGCTGGAAAGAAAATGGCACACATGATTGTAGCAAATGCTGATCGTGAAATGAAACCAGTAATAGTTTTCCCTCGACAATTTTCTGAGGGTTATATGAAATGCGAACCAGGAACTGCAACCAAAATGGTATTTGGTCAGTCAGACGATGGTTCTTTAATACTGAATGAGGTAGTTAAATAATGTCAATACAAATTGAAGAGTTTTTATCACAACTAGATCCTAGTTTAAGAAAAAGACTAAGTAATGCAACAGATGTAGAAGTTCGCAAGCAAAAGACACCAAGCATAAGTCTTAACAATGCACTTAAAGGTGGATTTGCTTACGGAAGACAAGTAATGATTTGGGGCAACAAGTCTGCTGGTAAATCATCATTCTGTTTACAAATGATTGGTGAAGCACAAAAAGAAGGAAAACTTTGTGCATGGATTGATGCTGAACAGTCGTTTGATCCTGAATGGGCTAAAAAACTTGGGGTAGACACAGATAAGTTAGTATACTCATCTGCTAAAACTATTAATGATATGGTTGATGTCGCTACTCAATTAATGAAAGCAAAGATAGATATTATTATAGTGGATTCAATATCTGCTTTATTGCCTGCAATTTATTTTGAAAAAGATTCAGAAGAGTTAAAAGCATTAGAGAATACCAAGCAGATTGGTGCAGAGGCTAAAGATATGACCAATGCAGTTAAGATGCTTAACTATGCAAATAACCAAGATGGTCAAACATTACTGGTTTTGATATCCCAACTAAGAAATAATATTGGTGCTATGTATGCATCACATATGCCAACAGGAGGGTTAGCAGTTAAATTTTTCTCAAGCACAGTAGTTAAACTATGGTCAAGTGATTCTGATAATAATGCATTAAAGTCAAAAATTACAGTAGGAGATAAATTGATTGAAGGAAAAGTAGGAAGAAAAGTTAACTGGCATATCGACTTTAACAAGACTGGTCCAGGATTCCTTGCTGGTGAATACGACTTTTACTTTGAAGGAGATACCATCGGAGTAGATAAGGTAGCCGATCTTGTAGACACTGCAGAACTTTTAGGAGTTATTGAAAAGGGTGGTGCTTGGTACACAGTGCTAGGCGAAAGACTACAAGGTAGAGCAAAGGTAATTGAATACTTAAAAGAAAATCCAGAGAAACTAAAAGAACTTGAATCAACAATCAACGTTTAAATATACTTTGTATCCTGGCAAATTTATTTGTCATACTTGCAAAGAAGAAGTTCCAAAAGCAAGAATGTATGTAGAAACAGGAGATCTTACTTGGATGTGTACTAAAAAACATATGTCAAAAGTAACTTTTCCACAGAAGGGATATTGATGAGTGAACGTGGAGAATTAAAGCGTATTGGTGCAAAGCCACACGTTAATTCTGGCAGAGGTCCAGTCAAGGGTGATGGATCATTAGATGACTTTGTTGTTGATGTAAAAGAATATTCAAAGTCTTACTCAGTAAATCAAGATTCCTGGGCAAAAATTGTGTCAGACACAATGAGGGTAGATAGAAAAAAGAATCCAGCACTTATGTTAGTACTTGGATCAGGGCATAAAAAGGTAAGACTTGCTATAATTGAGTGGGAAGTATTTGAACAACTAAGAGAGAAAGAATAATGGAAACTACAGTAGAGTTACTAAATAGACTAACATCTTTTAATGAGATGTCTGAATATATGCAAGACGAAGAGTTTGAAAAGACCTTGGGTATTGTTGCAAAATTAATTGTAAACCCAGATGTCCCAGCAGCAAAAGCAACATTATTAATTACACAGTTACAGGCCTACTCTGCAAAATTTGCAATGATGGCTGCATGGTACTCACATGTAAAAAAAGATGATAGGTCAAAAAAAAATATGTATTATGCAATTAGAGAAGCAACAGACAAACTTGTTGATGCACTTAAATATAGCGTAAGGAACTTTTAATGACAAAAGGATTAGTTAAAAAAATGGTAAAAAAACAAGAGCCAACACTGGACTTATCAAAGATTGTTGATCATATTCATGAAGGCCATATAAAAATGCAAGACAGTAAAACTGGCATTATAAAAAAGAAATCATTTAGTCCATCAACTTTAGTTTTTGGCAATGGTCATTGTGCAAGATATTGGTATTTGGCATTTGAAGGTAATGAATGGGAAGAAAAAAATACAGGTATCAACTATGCAAATATGAATACAGGGTCTAGTAGTCACGAAAGAATTCAAGGTGCACTTGAGGCACAAGGAATATTAGAGTGGAAAGAGCAGACAATAGTAAACAATGATCCACCAATTTTTGGATATGCAGATGCTATGGTTAAACTAGAAGAAAAACTAGTTCTTCTTGAAATTAAAACAACAAAGAATGAAGCATTTGAATATCATAAAGCAAAGGGTACAGCAAGTTCATATCACATAGAGCAACTATTAATTTATATGAAAATATTAAAACAACAAATAGGTGCTATTGTTTATGAAAATAAAAATACTCATGAAATATTAGTAATACCTGTTGTTGCAACTCAAGATCATGTTGATTTTATTGAATACTTTTTTGACTGGATGAGAAAAGTTAAAAAAACATTTGATGATAAACAACTTCCAGAAAGAGCATATAGAAAAGATTCAAAGGTATGTGGATCTTGCCCAGTAGAAAAGGTATGCGATTCAAGAGATAAGGGTGTTATCAAGATTGAAAGAAGGAAAGAACTTGAATGATAAAGCATTGTCAATGGTGCGATGATTCATTTAACACCGAAAGTAAAAATCAAATTTATTGCTCTGGCAAATGCAGGTCTGAAGCAACTAAACAAAAGATTGTACAAAGATATAAAATCACCAAGTCTAAAGAACGAATTGGCAAGGATAGGATTTGTGCTGGTGGTTGTGGTACCAATCTTAGCATTTATAATGACAATACTTTTTGCGACACTTGCTTGGTTAATAACAAAAGGGTAGATAGATTTCTAAAAGAGATAAAGGGATTTTTTGATTATGAGCAAAAATAAATTAAGATATATTGGTAATCCAAAAACTATTTTAGCAATAGATGCTTCTACAAACTCTATGGCATTTTCTGTTTTTAGAGAAAGACAATTGATTAAGTTTGGAAAAGTTCATTTTTATGGAAATCATGTATATGAAAGAACTGGTGACGCCACTAAAAAGGTATCAGCATTCTTGAAAGACTATGATATTGATGCGATAGTAATTGAGTCTGCAATATATACAAACTCTCAAAACACTGCAATAACATTGTCTCTTGTACAAGGTGCAATTCTTGGAGCAAGTCAAATGTACCATAGAGCACCAATAGTATCATGTTCTCCAGTATCATGGCAGTCTTGGATTGGAAATGGTAGATTAAAAAAAGAAGAGAAGTTAGCAATAAAAGATCTTTATGGCCCAGATAAATCATACTCTTTTTATAAATCAAAAGAAAGAGAATTTAGAAAAGCAAGAACAATTAAAAAAGTTAATATTGAGTTTAGTTTAGAAGTAAATGATGATGATGTTGCTGACTCAATTGCAATAGGCTGGTATGCCTCAGAAAATTGGCATAAGTTAGTTGATCAACCACATAATCTTGACAAGGGCAAGGGGTAGTGATAAAATGAAGTTATATACAAGTGAAGCATGGTTAAGAAAAAGGTATCTAGTTGATAAGAAAAGTCCTGAACAAATTGCAAAAGAGTGCGGAGCATCTGTTGAAACTATATACGTATATCTTGCCAAGTTTGGCCTTAGAAAGTCAAAGAGGTAGAAATGGCAGAATATAAGATTCCTAATTTTGAAAAAGAACTAGAAGATAGAATGAAGTTTATTCGTGATATTTCAACTCAAGCACCTGCGGGTAGAAAGATTCTAGATGAATGTCTAGATATAGCAGAACTACTTATTAATAAAAATAACTCATATGGTAGTTCATATAGTCATCCTATAAATATATTTAGCAAATCTACTCCAAAAGAACAAATATTTATTCGTATTGATGATAAACTTAATAGAATACATAAAGGTAAAGAATATGCATCTGAAGATACTATTCTAGATCTAATAGGATATCTTGTATTGCTAAGGACATTAAATAATGAATGATGATTTAGTCAAACATTTAGACCTGGTCAACCAGGTTGCTTCAGAATATTTAAAAGGTTCTGATGCTTCTCAAATATCAAAAGATTTAGATATTCCACGTCAAAAGGTTTTAAATCTATTAAATGACTGGCGTTCAATGGTTTCTAATAACCAAGCAATTCATGCACGTGCCAAAGAGGCACTTGCTGGTGCTGATCAACACTACTCATCTTTAATTAAAAAAACATATGAAGTTATTGACGCTGCAGACTCTACTGCAAATCTTACAGCAAAGACAACCGCTATCAAACTGATAGCAGACATTGAAAGTAAAAGACTTGAAATGTTACAAAAAGCAGGACTGCTAGATAATAAAGAAATAGCAGAACAAATTATTGAAATGGAACGTAAGCAAGGTATTCTAATTAATATATTGAAAGAGGTAGCCACAAAGTACCCAGAAATACGTGAAGAAATTATGCGTAAACTTTCTGAAGTACAAACTGAGGTGGTAGTAATTGACAATTGATTTTAGTGACTTTCTAGAAGCGTTAGATGAAAGTCCATTTGAAGAAATTCCAGTAGATGTTAAAACTTTTGTAAGAAGTAAAGACTATCTTAATATGCCAGAACTTTCTGAATATCAATATACCCTAGTAGAATGTATGAGCCAAATATATAAAAAAGAAGATGTAGAAAGATGGTTAGGAAAGGAAAAGGGAAATGAGCATTACAAAAAATATACTAAACAAGAAGTTATTCTTATGTGTGGAAAGGGTAGTGGTAAAGACCATACTTCTACCATTGGCTGTGCTTATCTTGTCTATAAACTTTTGTGCCTCAAAGATCCATCGAGGTATTTTGGGAAACCATCGAATGATGCGATAGACTTGATTAACGTTGCAGTAAACGCACAACAAGCAAAGAACGTATTTTTTAAAGGATTTAAATCAAAGATTGAAGGGGCACCTTGGTTTGTTGGAAAATATAAAGAACCAAAAATAGATAGTATTGAATTTAATAAATCAATAACTGTATATTCTGGACATTCTGAACGTGAATCTGCAGAAGGTTTAAACTTAATGCTTGCAGTACTTGATGAAATTTCTGGTTTTGCAATGGAAGGTGCTGGAGGAAATGATCAGGGCAAAACAGCAGATAACCTTTACAAAGCCTTTAGAGGATCTGTAGACTCTCGTTTTCCAGATTATGGAAAGGTAATACTTCTTTCTTTTCCTAGATTTAAAGGAGACTTTATATCACAAAGATATGAAGATGTTGTTGCAGAAAAAGAAACAATTATTAGAAACCATGAGTTTGTAATTAATCCATTAATGTCTGAAGATGATCCATCTAATAAATTTACAATAGAATGGGAAGAGGATGCTATCCTATCTTATAAATTTCCTGGAGTATTTGCCCTTCGTAGACCAACTTGGGAAATGAATCCAACGAGAAAAATTGAAGATTTTAAAATTGCATTTTTTACAGATGCTGCAGACGCACTTATGCGTTTTGCTTGTATGCCAACAGTTTCATCAGATGCATTTTTTAAGTCAAGAGAAAAGGTTGAAAGAGCATTATCAAATAGAAATCCGCTAGATAGTAATAGAAGATTTGATTTAACATTTAAACCCAAAGAAGATGTTGAATATTTTGTTCATGCTGACCTTGCACAAAAGCATGACAAGTGTGCTGTATCTATTGCACACGTTGATAAGTGGGTAAGCGTTCAGTCTTTTAACAACTATGAACAAATTGTTCCCTTTGTTGTTGTTGACGCAATAGCATGGTGGGAACCTAAAAGAGAAGGACCAGTAGATCTTAGTGAAGTAAAAAACTGGATTATTGACTTAAGAAGAAGTGGATTTAATTTAGGATTAGTCACATTTGATCGTTGGCAATCATTTGATATTCAACAAGAATTAAAACAGGTAGGAATTAAAACAGATACACTGTCTGTTGCTAAAAAACACTATGAAGATTTATCTATGTTGATTTATGAAGATAGGGTAATTGCTCCACATATTGATATCCTACTTGAAGAAATGTTAGAACTAAGAATTATGAGTAGCAACAAGGTTGATCACCCTAGAAAAAAATCTAAAGACTTAGCAGATGCTATGTGCGGTTCTGTATATAATGCAATTGTTCATGCTCAAAGAGATAGAATGAAAGAAATAGATATCCATACATGGTCTCGCGGTGGTGTAGATAGAGATACCATTAATGACGATGACGATGACTTTGGTTTTCCAAAAGAAAAGATTAGAGGAAAAGTTGGCGACTTTGGCGGGGGGTATAGATTAATATAATGGATCCCACTGAAGAAGAATATAATGAACTAATGGCTAAATTACTAGAAATAGGTGCTCTAGAATTAACTGGCTATGACTCTATATCTAAACAATTTACATATAACATAACTCCAGAATGCGAGCATCTAGTACCTGAGTTATGGCAAGAACACTTTAAATTTGTCAACGAACTAGCATTTAAAATGTGGGACGAGGGGCTAATAGAAATGTCTTTTGATAAAGACGGCACCCCTATGGTAATGCTAAAACCAGAGACTGTGGCCATAAAGGATACACTGCCTGACGATAAAAGGTTCTTTGTAGAGAATATGATTAATAAACACAATGGTGGTATAATTTAGGTATGCCTTATGATATTAAAAGAAACTATGGTGGTTGCAAAGGTTATGCAGTAGTTGGCCCAAGTGGTCCTCACGGATGTCACCCATCACGAAAAAAAGCAGTTGAACAACAAAGAGCATTGTATGCTGCTGAAACACAAGCCAAAAAATCTCACGATGGTGCTATTACAAATGAAGATACGCCAAATATGAAACCTCACTCAATGGAAGATTGTCCAGATCAAAAAAACTGTCCAG